ACAGAACTTCCATCCTGTTGGTTCTGTTGCTCCCGGCCATATCATCATGCCGCCTACTGGGCTAATGCCCGGAATGTTTTCAAACAGTGTTTGCTTAGTTACTTTACGTAGTCCGGTGTCAATGCCGTCTGTTCTATCAATAAGTATTAAGTCACTATCTAAGCTGTTTGTGGCTTGTGTCTTAGATGTAATAAAAGTAGGCGCTACAGTAAGATCAAACTGCTTAGTACCGCCTACTCCGTTAAACTCTTGAGAAACTGTTTCAACATCACCAGTTATTTGGAATGTTGTAGAGGTTGCTAATCTAGTAGCAGTCCCGGCGTTACCCGAAACAGATCCAGACACTGTGCCTTCGAGGTTGCCTACAAACTTACTAGCATATACGTTCTTCCAGCGCTTAATAGAGTTACCGATATTTCTCGAGTTATCAAGATCTGGAACAATAACGTCACTAGGTAAGTTTTCGGTTCTAGTATGTGTGTCTGGCGCTGTTGCTAAGTCGAGGTTACCAATTTCAATTGCTTCTTTAAAGGTTGCACCGCCGCCAACATTAATATCTAACGCAACGCCTACGCCGCCTTTTGCTATAATAGATCCAGTTCCAAAAGTGCTTGATGCTGTAGTATCTGTTATTTCTAGTGTACCGGATGCTTTAACATCACCAACTACTTCGAGTTCAGTGTCGGGTACTGTTGTATTAATACCAACTTTCTTGTTGCTTCCTACAGACAATACTGTATTTGTTGTTCCGCCGTCTTTTGTTTTAATCTCAATATTACCGCCGGCATTGTTATGGCGGATAACACCAGTAGTAGACGACATGCTAATCGAAAGTTCTCTGTTAGCTCCGAGCTTAATACCGTCAGCATTTTGAATATTTAACGGGCTCGATGATGTAGATTCGGTATCACCTCTTAAGAAATTACTTGCTGAAACTACCTTGTCACTAACAATGAGGCTTTCTGCTTTTTCAGCAACACCAAAATACTTAACGTTGTTAGCGTTATCATTGTCAGTGTCTCTAGATGCTAAATTAAAGCCTGGTTTAATTGTTTGTCCAGCAAAGCCGTTAATAAACAACTTAGGTGTAAACGTGTCAAACGCTATTATAGCAACAGTACTAGCGTTTACTTCCATTTTAATAATATTATAAGTGTTGTCGTCGGTGCCTACTAGTTGCTCAACATTAACACCAGTTGTTAACCCTTCACTAAATTGTGGACCTACTAGGATCCATTCAGTGCCGGAGAACAAATATAGCTGTTGCTTTTCTTTGTCAACCCATAAGTCGCCAGTTACGCTGTCAGCTACAGCTGGTATAGCTGCTGCTTTTTGTAATCCTCCGGCACTTGTAAATTGAGTGCCATCGTAAATTTTAAGTTGTCCGTTAACATTATCGTACCACAATTGACCCTCTACAGGATTCGCAGGCTCTAACGGAGACGCAAAGTTTTCAAGTAGCCGTACTAGGTCCTCGGCAATAACTTGCCCGTATCCTAGAGAGTTTTTACCTGGAAGCTTTAAGCTGGTCTCAGTGTTAATTGTGTTGTCTTCAACAGTAATCGGATTCTTTGCACCGCTGTCTGCATAGTCAATAGTGTACGCCATTTTTAATCCTCGCTAAAGCCAGTTAGACTCTGTACTCTTACTGTATAATCAATTTGAATTAATCTGTTCAAGCTTTTCTGTACAGGGTGGAAAATTACATGTGTTAGTAGTCTGCCGGTACCATCAGGACTGTATGCTCTAAGACCTAACTCGTCAAAGATAAAAGCACTTTCTGTATTAGAAGCATTATCAAAAGCATCTTGGCCTTCTGGCTCACCGTAGTCTAATAAACAAGTAACTAATACGTCAGTGTAGTTTGTGCCACTAACATGTCTTGTTTCAATTTTATTTCTAAACGGATCAGTATTGTTAGCACTTCTGTCGTCTACAATCTTAGTATAAGTTTGATTATATAGACTAGCATTAGTACCGGTGCTGTTTGGCGTTAGGTATGTAATAATACCAGTTGGGTCAACACTGGTGCCGCCGTTGCCAAACGCCATTTGGTAGATAAATCCGCTACCGTTATTACCTAAGCTTTCAGCTAATGAGATACTCATGTTCTCATAGTGAATAGCGTTTCTTTTATTAATTAAAACGTCGCCCGTAGCAGGGTCATGAATCTTAATATGACCTTCTAGTAGCACGCCGTTTAAGTCGTTGAATGTGTTCATAATTGTGTTCCTATTAACTATATTTATCAGGGTAAATCCACCGGCGTCGAACGAAGAAACTTAGCTATGTCTGTTTCACTGTCTGCTAGTGTCTTATTAGGGTCGCTCCACGTTCTGCCTTTCTTTCTAACTACAACAATCGTTGTATTTTCTACAGGTGCTGTAGCTATCGATAGTATGTTTCCTGCTACAGTAAACTCTGCCGGTAATGTAGTGTCGCCTTCTGGTGAGTCCATAGCATTGTCAACTTGGTAAGATTCAAGTGCTGTCTTACGCATTCTCTTACCTGCGACAAATACGTCAAACTCGTCAGCGCTACTAGGCGTAAAGTCTAGTGTGTAGTCTGTAGAGGTTCCGTCCGCTGTAAATTTAGTTGTGTAAACTTCATCCTTGTAAGGGATATTGTTCTTACCACTAAGCTCTAGTCCAACTGTGCGTTCGGCATATACATCTTTAATGCCTGTGCCAAGTGTTCCACGGCGTAGATTCTTTAGAGAGTTGCCATCCTTAATAAAGTATTCAATTCTCTCACCTTCAATCCAAACAACGCCAGGAATACCGTTAACACTTGGTGCAGGTAGCGCACTAGCATCGCTTGTTACAATCTCTTTGTCGTACCAGTTAAGGGCGTTACTTAGAGTAAATCTCTTATCTGTGTTAAAGTTTTGGTAGTGTGTTCTGTTAAGAATGTCTTTAAACTGCTGCCAGCCAAAGGACTTAATTAAAGGATCAGCAGCAAAGTGTACAACAATAAATTCATCGTTCGGTGCTACTGTAGCAGCAAGTGTTATTAGCTGCTTGCTGTTGTCTAAATAGTAATCACCATTAGGTACTAATAGCACACCATTTTTGCTAACCCACACATACTGCGAATCGTAAGCAGGAGAGTCAAGTTCAATCTTTCCTCGCTGTATATTAGATAATCTAGCGTACTCAGCAGTGCCTTCAGTTAAGTCTCTATCCTTAACTTGTATACGCTGCCATTCAATGTTTTTATGATCGTGGTTTGTAAATGTAATTACTTTAATGTCTGTGTTAGTAGCATATGTATTGCTAAATGTAATAGCTGTATTGTCAGCTACAAATTCATTACTTGTATCAAAGCTACCAAAAGTATAGTCGCTATTGTGCCTTACATAAACTTCTAATTCAGTTCCAGAAGTTAACGGTACTGAACTATCTAATACTATAGTACCAGTTAACGGTTCCCAAGTAAAGCCGCTGACGAACTCTAACTCAGTACCGTTAAGAATAACTTGTATCGTGTACCCAGCAATGTTGTTAATATCTAGAAGCAAGTTATCTAATACATATGCTGTAGTGTCGGCACTAATTGTAAATCTTTGAACATACCCAGGATCTAGTAATCTGTTGTTAGCAATAACAACAGTGTTCCATTCGTACGGCACACTGACTTCTGGTTTAGTTGTTATGTCATACGCTACTGAACTTCCGTCTGCTACTAAGCTTTCGATAGTTACTTTACTGTAATTCTTTTCAGTGTTAGCGCTAAACACAGTGTACTCGATATTTTCATTAGCAGTAGCCGGGTCACCTAGTACAATAGTAGCCTTGTTGTTTTCTTCAACAATTACGTGGTCAACGCTCTGACCATTCACAGATACAATGCTTTGTAAGTCATCTTCGTAAGTGGCACTAGTTAATATGTTAATTGTACTTCCGTCACTAGTAAATGTGTCAGAATCTAATACATTTGCGCCCGATGTGCCAAAGTTATTAATGCTTACTACTGCTCTGTCTACTGGTGCGTTAGTAAACTTAACTAACTTAGTTTCAAAATCAACAGTAAAATCAGTATTGTAAATTTGTATTTCGTCATTAACTTTAACAATTATTTGAGTAACGTCAACTACAGCAGCATCAATAGTGAAATCAGTAGCAGTACCATTTCCGTAGTGTATGTTTGTCGATATGTTACTGTTAGTGCCAACTGGTAATTCGTATACTTTGATGTTAACTGTATCAAGTACATGTCCTGGTACATGTTCTTCAACGCTGCCACTGTTAATTGGCGTTACAAATCCTTCGCCGTCGATTGTAATATCTTCAGCAAGAATACCTCTAGCATTTCCGTATGCTAAGTTACCGCCGGAGATCTCAGTATCAATTGAGTTTGGATTTAGTGCGTAGGAACCATCGCTAGTAGACTTACGAATTACTAGCTTGTCGCTACTATCGTAATTGATAACAACACCAGTGTTGTTACCATCTGCTTGTATTGTTTCTAGCTTAAAATCATCTAAGTAGAACGTGTCAGTTACACCGTCTCCTGTAAGTGTACGCATTATTGCGTTTGGATTTTCAATAACTGTGCTACCGTCGAAGTTTGGATCATCAAGTCTTACATTGTTTAAGTACACGTTGTACTGAACACCGGTTTCTAACGGAGTTGACAAAGTAAGTTCTACAGTAGACTCATCAAAGGAGAACACTTCGTCATCGTTTGTATCGTCATACGCATCCCATTCCGATGTATACCAAGCGTCGTTATCCCAACCTTGAATTTTGTCAAAGCCTACACCTTTAACTTCTACACCGCCGTAGTCTACGCCAGTCATAAGCTGAGCAAGGTCGTTATCAAGTTGACCAGTTGTCGGAGCATAGTACTGATTAACTCTGTCCGGTGCGTTAAGTATGTCAATAGCCTTCTTGTAAGAAACTACAACAGTAGTATCTTGTTCTAGTCTTTCAGTAGTGGTAATTCTACCAAGCTCTCTTTTGTAGCTTTTGTCTGTGTTTATTACATTTTCAAAAGTGTATTCGCTGCGTAGAAGCTCTACACCGTTAGCAGTTACAGTAATATCGCTATTGTAAAGCTGCATCGGCCACTTTAGATCATACTCAAAATTACTACCGCTAGCAGTAAATGTTTCTTGAGTATCAATATCAGTAATAGTAAACTTCTTAGCTGTTCTGTCAAACTTCATAGCAGTCTTAAGAGTCCTAACTAAGCCGTTGCCTATTTCAATACTGATGTTTGCCGGAGTTCCGCCATCCTTTAGGTTATTGTTAAGTGTTACAGTAGGTGCGCTTGTGTAGCCAGCGCCTGCGTTTACAATCTCTACCTTGTTTACTTTACCACTTGTGCCAATGTATGCTTTAAGTTCAGCGCCGGTGCCACCACCGCCGGATACAGTAATAACCGGAGCAGTGTAATAGTCAGTGCCCGCATCATTAATGTTAACTGCTGTTAGTTCGTAACCTGCGTTGTTGTACCAATGCTTGTTAGGGTAGTCTTGAACAAACTCATTAAGTATTTGGATTTCGTTATTACGAATCTTTGATGTAGGATGCTGTAGTGTACCTGTAGTATTGTCATACACTGGTGCTAGATCAAAATCAGTAACAAACGAGCGTGTTGGCTCAAGACGCTCGTAGGAGCTTAAATATTCTCTAATCTTACTCTTGAACGGCTTAACTTCTTTAATGTAGTCTTCGTAATCTGCTAGGTTGTCGTTGTTAAATGTAACATCTTTTCTTAGCTGCCCTACATTATGTTTAGCTTTTACAAAACTTGTTTTGAATACCCAGTCAACGTTAACTTGCTCACTTAGTACATAACGCAAGCTAGCAAAGAACAATTTGTTAAACTCTTCAAGTAAGTCGTCAACAAAAATGCTGTTCTTAATTTCATTAAGGATAATTCTTAATTCAATAGTTGGCAGGAAGTCATAGTTTCTAATATCAAAGCTATTACTGTCATAACCAAACGCTGGCGGTAAGTACAAGTTACTTGAGAATTGGACTGTACCGCTTTCTCTACCAATTGTTTCGTAATCAACAGTGTAGTCTAAGCTGTTAGTTGTGTTTACTCTTCTTAGTAGTAACCAACCGCCTGTGCCAATGTTATTAATCTTTACAATTTCGTTACGATTAATATTAGCGTTAATTAACTGATTAGATCTTTCAATAATGTGATCGATACGTGTGTTATTGTTGTAACCAGTAGCATACCAATCAGTGTAATCCCAGTAAAGTGTAGTATCGTAACTCTGCTTCTTTGTTCTATTCCAAACTTTAGCAGTGTTGTCTCTTTCGTATATAGACCACTTGCCGCCGATAGTGCTGTCGTTGTTTACTAATACACTGAACTTTCTAACACTTAAAATTGTATCAGTAGTTCTGTAGTTTGTGCCTTTGTTTACAACTGTTGCGGTAATTACTTTACCAAGAGAGTTAATAGTAACTTCAATGTCAGCGTCAGTGCCGATGCCAAATACTTGTATCTTCGGAGCTACTTTATAACCTCTACCTGCGTCAGTAATTTCTACACGCTCAATTTTGCCGTTTTCAACTACTGGCGTTAGCTTAGCTGGTGATACTTTTTCAACTTGGATATCGTTGAGATCATCTAGGTCATCTACTACTTGATCGTATAGCCCTTCGTCAGTAACAGGCGCTGTATCTGCGTCAGTTAACGCAGTAAGCGACTTGTCGTCAACAATTAAGTTATCAGCAAGGACATAGTTAACACGCTCAATAAGTTGCTTTAGTGCTTCAAGACGGTTAGCAAACCAGCTCTGTCTTGGCTTTGACAGTGTACCGTAACGATACTTAACAGGAATGTTTGGATCCGGAACTGGGAATTTATTAATATCGTACCCAATTAAGCTATCAAACCATTTGTTAACAATATCGTCTGTAGGCTGACTTGTTTCTAGTCCTTCAGAAACAATTTTGTACTGAGTATGAACGTTGGTTCTTTGATCGCTCGCTGTGTAGAACTGTACATTAAGAGCAACGTCGGTGCCAACTAGATGCTTGTTAACATTGTTAAGTACAAATCTGTCCGATGATAGGAAGGAAATTGTTTCTAGGTTGTTACTAACTGGGTTAGCAATATAGCTAGCAATTTGCTTAACATTTATGTTTCTACTTACAGTAGCCGGCACTGTGTCCTTGTTCTTAACCCAGAAGTAATACTTTATAGAGAACGTTTTAGCAATACTGTCGTAAACTCTATTAGTTACGTAAGCACTGTCGCCGTACTTAGATGTACCAGTAATGTTGTTTCGTACTGCTTCTCTATTGTTAGCCAGCGACAGCTTGTCGTATGCCGAAGGTGCGTAGTCACTTTCGACCCATTCGTAAACGTCAATTGTACTACCTTCAAACAATGTGTTCCAAGTCTGCGAGCTGTAAACAATGTCATTTTGATATGCGTTAAAGAATCTAGCGTTAGAAAGATCCCACCATACTTTACCAACATGCTCTACGCCCCACGGTGACTTAGGATCAAGGATAATAGTTCTTGATAACGCTAAGTCATCAGTAACTAACGTGCCTGTTGCTACAGAGTACATCGCTGGATCATCGTTTGTTTTGTAACTAATTTCTTGATCAGCTGCGCCAGCAATCTTACCCTGGAAAGGATCTAAGTAATCTAGGCTAGTAATCTTTTGATTAGTTTTTGTGTTGTATAGGTATACTTCTTTAATTTTATTAATATCAACTGTTGGTTGAATTGCTCGCTTAACTGACCATATTGGCTTATTAGACTCACTAAGCTTAAAGCTGTAAATTTCGCCCATGTACGTTGTTACGTCAGTTTGAGGTTTAATTGGAATACCAACAAAAATATTGTTGTTAGTAAGGTGTATATGCTTGCCAAAGTTAACAAGGTCTTGATCGGCAACATCAATTTTCTGTGCTAACAAGAATTCGTTATCAACATTTTCGTACATGTAAATAACACCTTGATATTCGTTAGTGTAACTAAACTTAGTAAAGTTATTATCAAACGTTGTACTGTTAGAGTCAAGCGTAGTAGGAACAACAGCGCTGCTGTTTCTAGCCGATACTGCTAACTTGTTGCCATTAAAGTCTAAGTTGTATCCAAACTCTTCACCGCTAGAATAAGTTGAGTTTTCAAGTGTTCTATGTAACTCAAACTGTCCGCTAGTTTGCTTGTAAATGTATACTTGCCCTTCGTTATAATGGTAAGTGTCAGCAAGTGGCGCACTTATAGCAATGTACATACCGTCTTCGCTAATTCCAAGACTATTTGCTAGACCAAATGTAGTGTTGTCTAACGCTGTACTCGAATCGTCACCTGTTACAACAGTTTGACTTAGCTGATAGTTTTCTTGTACATTACGATATACAACTACTGCTGTCGGCTTATTGTCGTATGTTACTTTTACAACTACAACATCACCGTTTTTAGAAACGTCAAACTCAGAAGCAAATGTTTCCATTTGCTCATTATCTAGCGCACCAATATAATTACTGCTATCGTTAATAACAACTAGGTTAGTACTGTTAGGAATAAATCCTACATAATCAATATAGTCTTCCTGTAACGTCCAATTGTTAATATCAAACGCACCAGGGGTTAAATTAGTTCTAGCCTTGTAAAGCTGATCTCTATCACCAGATACAAATACAACATCGCCTGTTCTATAGTTTACAGTTTCGTCAAACCCGCCTTTGTAAGCCTTGAACTTTGAGAACTCCCAGCTATATTCAACATTGTTAAACGTGCCGTTGTTTATAAAGTAAAGCTTTCCAGGTAAGCTTGTAGTACCGTTACCTTGTGCGCCAACAAATGCCTTGTAAGTATCGTTGTTTTTGCGAACCTTAACATTAGCACCTAGGTGTAGATTAGTCTGTGTATCAATAGTTACATACGAACCTTGCTCCTTAAAGTTAGAGCCGGTAAACTCGTAGATAGAATACATGCCTTGATTAGTATATGCGCTTGCTGTACCTGTAGTAACCGCTGGAATTTTGTAAACTTGTTCCCAATTACTGTTTAGTATGCTAGGCGCTTCGTTGGATACAGGATCACCAACCACTTGTCTATTTGTGTAGATCCAGTATTCAGCATCTACAAGTTCAGTAACACTGCTGTCAGTTGGTAACGCAATATCAGAACCAGTATCAACTACAATAAGCTTACCAATTCCGTTTGCTACAGAGCCAATACTTACTGCTTGAATATCGCCAATTGTTCTGTCTGCTTGGTAAATTGGATTAACACTTCCGGACACTGCTAGGAATTCAAGTTCCGAAATATCACTAAACAGCTCACCTTTGCTCCAGGCACCGGCTGTATTAGTAACAAACAGTGTAATATCAACACCATCTCTTTCGTAGAATTGAACCGTTGCTGTTGCGCCTGTTGTAACATCACGAACAACCTGACCTACCAATGGCTCAAACGGCTGTCCAAGTGTGTCAAACTGTGTGAATCGAACCTTTATGTAACCGTCCCATAACGCATCAACTGTTACTTCCTTGTTTGTATCAGTAGTTGCTAAACCAATAGTTGTTAAGTCTTTAAACTCGCCTGTGGAGTAATTAGCCAACTGGTTTACGTAAATGTTTACTGTATCAGAAGCAGACAGTGTATCAGTAAGTGCCTTAGGTGCTCTGATTACCCAACGACTGTTAAGCTTCGCACCAGACACGCCGTCTGCGTTTGGATAACCTTCACTGGACATTGTTCTAATAAACGAGTTAACAGTGTTTTCACTGTCAACTGCTGTGGTGTTTGTATCAAGTATATTGTAGTAGTAATTACCAAAGGTACTATCGTTACTCATGTCTACATAAACTAAGCCTTTGCCTGCGTCGAATAGTGTAGACGTTAGTGTTGGCGTGTAACTCGGTGTAGAAATCATCCAGAATCCACTGTATACAGATCCGTCGGTGTCTAACTGCTTTATAAAATCTCCAACAAATTCACCAGTTGTTCTAAATATTGAATCTGTAGAGTTAAATGTACCTGACACTTTATTCAAGTATATCACATGCTTATTTTCATCATTAACGTGAACATAAGCAACTACACCAGCACCAGTAGCAGTTTGTAGTGTTTCCCCTACTTCAGGAGTAATATCAGTATTTTCAAAGTATATTACTACATCAATACTATTAACAATATCATGTGTGCCGTCAATAAAGTTATTATCAATGCCAGCAAATGATCCGCCGAATGGTTGTTTAATCGCTAGTGTTTCTTGATTTTGATTTCCGTATGTTAATGTATTCCATTGTAAGGAAACTTGCCAATCATTGTCACTTGTAATTGTGTTGTTATAAAGTGCGTTAGGAGCACGTACAAGAATGTGATCTACTTGATCAGTAAACGCTGATAAGTTAGTGTCTGTACGTATAGCGTAATTACCTACAGTAATTGCTGGTACGTTATAGCCTGCGTTAGCCTGTTCGCCTAGCGCATACAAACCTTGTATTACACTTGAGAATGTGTTGAAGTTTGCGCCTGCTGATACCGACGGTAAATCAAACTTTGCTTTCCAAATTCTATCTTTGTAAGAAACAATGTCATCTTTATCGTAGTCTGTTGATAACGAGAACGCACTCTTGTAGTTTGTCTTTACGTTAGACGCATTTGGCGAACCTACTAATAGCCACTTGCCGTCTTCGCTTAAATCTACAGACGCACCAAACTTTTGATTATCCGCAGCATACGCTTCTGGCTCAATAACTTGTATCATCTTGTAGCCAACTCTATTACTGTTTCTCTTGTAAACAAAAAGGCGTCCGTTACTATTGTCAGGGTCGGCAGCAATAATAATATTGCCAGAACGATTAGAAGATATAACACTTGCGAATGTCTTAGAATATTCAAAATCTGGGTCATCTTCTGTGTCAGGACCTGTAATTTCTGAATCAACACTGTACAAGTTAGCGTTCTCTAATACTTTCCATTCACCGCTGCCTGCGTTGTCAAGCCATATAGTTGTGTTTTCTCTAAAGTATTGCTGTAAGTTAATGTTAGCTGCGTTCACATCAGTGTGTCTAGCAGACTCAAATCTAGTTAGTTGTCCGTTAATACTAGCGCCGTCAAAGTTAACGTTTTCTATGAATTCTTTAAACTCTGTAGTATCCGGTATTGCTATTTGTACTAAGTTACTTGATACATCAATAACCTTAGTTAGAAAATTAAATTGCGGATAATTTGTAATAGTGTCTAGCTGCTTGGAGCTATCAGCAAGTATAGTGTCACTTACTTGTGTCTTCCACACAGAGTGTATACCAACAATATCGCCAATAGCAATATCTTCAACTTCTTGACTCGTTGATATTTGAATGTGATTAGCAAGTATGGCAATATCTGTAACTCTAACATTAGTATCAATATGTCTTAGAACATTCCAGTTACTGTTTTCGTTACCAACCCAAATAAACTCACCTTCAGGAACTTTAGAAATATCAACACCAACGACATCGTCAAGTGTTGGAACAATAAGACTTACATCATCTTTGTGTACATAACCAGCAGTGTTAACATAGCTGTCTACTACAGTTTTTGCTGGGAACGGTGAATTGTTGTAGTTCTCAGTTTGTACTGATACTTCATATGGTCTAATTCTATAAACTGTATCAGTCGGTGCTACAGGAACATCGCTTGTTAGCAAAATAGGCTGAGGGTTTACAAGTATTTTAGATTCGTCAATGTTTATTTCAAGTTCGTCAAACGAGTCAACAGCACCGTACTGGCCGTCTCTAATTGCCCATTCTTCATGGAATTCTAAACTATCTTTGTCGCTACTTGCTAATACATCAAATAGCTTAGAAAGAGAGTTAACTGTGCCTTTTTCAAGTATCATACCTTGATAGAACTTGTACTGACTTACACTGTTGTTAATAATGTTCTCTAAGTAATTACGCTTTTGGTAGCCGATTAAGTGCTGAGCAAAACGCTGCTGCTCTGTATCAAGGTTATCACTGTCAAGATCGTAAAAATCAGTAAACTGATTTACTTTGTATTCAAAGTTAGGCAGTAGTCCCTGGCGTGGTTTTTTGTCTAACTTAACCCATTGACTTTCTACAAATTCATTACTACCTGATATTTTTTCATCTGCCACGTAGTAGAATTGCTTATACTTAACAAGGCTGCCAATTGAGTATGCTTTAAATTGCTCCCATTCAGTAGCTGTCGCATCGTCGTATATAAAACCTGGAATATTTTTACTACCTGACCACTCGTCGGTTCGGTAACCAAGTAGCTTAATACGCTCTTGTCTGTAGCCCGGTGTTTGGTCGTAAATTACGTCGTTGAACACAGTTTCGTTATCTAATAAAACAACGTGCTCAGTTTGTGTCATAGGTAGTTCTACATAGTAAACACCAGCACCCGTTACATCTGGATTTACGTACAATACAAAGTCATTATCTTGACGATTGATTGTTGTGTTGTCAAGTTCTAAGTAGGTACCGTTAGCTTGTAGCAAAGTATAATCATTTGGTCCTGTTGTAATATTAGACACAATAGAATAATTACTAGCTAACTGTAAGTACGAAGCACCTGGACTTAAAGAAATAACTGCTCCGTCGCTAAGTTCGTACAAAGTCCAGAACATAAATTCACGAATAGTGTGATCCCAATCTAATACTTTACCAATGTCTTGATCAAAGAAATCAAACACAAATCCCTTGCTAGTTAAGTAAGATTCATAACTTAGAATAAAGTCTACTACTTCTTGTATTGTTTCAAATAGCGTGCCGTATGGAACTTCAGCAACAGTGTTTGTATCAAAGTTTGTTCTAATAACAGCGTTACGACCGCCTGTTACAGGCAGATTAGGCAACTTAGCAAAGTTGTCAAGACTAAACTCAATCTCTTGGTTATCTACTGTACATCTGTAGTATACATTATTATTTCTAACTATTGTACTTTTAGCATAAAAGTTACCACTTACCCATTCTACAAATTCTTCACTTACGCCACCAACATTAATTGTGTTGTCGCTTCCTCTTGAAGTAACTTTATGAGTTAGGAAGAAGCTGCGTGACTCACTATAACCTTTAACTAAGAAGCCTTCCGCCCGGCGTTCGATAATCACGCCGCTGTAGTTGATTAGGTCAGTTGGCGAGCTTTCGTTAAGAATAATTTGGTAATTTTCTTCTGGTACAAAAACGTTGCCTTTATTCAAAGGTGTGCGACTATCAAGAATAAGTTTTAGCTTAGCTTGATCAGTAAAGCCTGCTAATTTAAATCCTAACTGGTTCTTAATTGACGATAGTGTTGTCTTATAATTTTTGTAAGAATTAGACACACTAGTTTTAGTAAATTCAGCAATGTAATTAACTATACCACTAGTATGTAAATCAGTCGTATCAGCAGTGTCTTGAGGGAAAGCAATATCTGCTAGACGCAATCGAACACCAGTCGGCTTGTATACTAAGTTACCTGCCTTGTTTCTAATTTGGTTTACACGGTCAAATCCAGCAGCAAACAATCTACCTGGTTTGTTAAGCGCAAACGCAATAAGCATAGAGAATGGGAATTCGCTGTGTCTACGCCAAGCTGCTTCAACTGGGCCGCCATCACCAAACACCCAAGGGCGTTCGATAAGCTCGCTGCTGTAATTAAACACCAACCCAATTTCAAGCGGAGAAACTAAATCGCCGCAATCGTCAACAGGAATAATGCTCATCAATCCTGGACGCTTGTAGTTGTTTCTGTATTCAATTCTACGATCTTGATGACGTACAATACCTGCTTCGATATCTTCCCACATTAGATAGTTTTCGCTAGTGTACGGTGCTTCGCCGTATGTTTCTTCCCACCATGTTGGCTCAACTGTTTCGCCAAGCATTTCCCATGGATGAGTATGCGGGCGGTCAGTGTCGTAGTAGTATTTGTAAATTTCTCTCCAGGAGCCAGGTAGTGCTACATTGTTATCATCGAAGCTCGAACGATAGTTGTAGGTAAATCTGTTATCTCTGTTGAACGTTTGACGTGTGTAATCTACTGTTACAAGTTTTGTCCACTGGAAGAAGTCTGCTAATAATGTCTTGTCAATGTTACTTCTGCTGATGTTGTTCGAACGGTAGTAACTAGGACGTACTTCTAAAATATCAAATTCTTCTGAATTGTACGCAACTTTAAGGTTATTGTAAATTCTCTTCTCAAGCTCAAGTAACAAATCATCACGGTAGTCGTCGTAAGCTGTTACAATAGATCCATCGTGCCCTTGAATAACGTTTACCGGTATCAAGTAAGTATTGTCTAAAAACTTTGCCGGTTCAAACGCAGGGTATAGCCCAAGCTTAGTTGGCGTTGGAGCAATGTAGTTACCCTTAGTACTATCGTATTCGTAAATAGTAATTACATCTTGCGATTGCTTTGTTGCCGTAACTACCGCATAACCGTCGTTGTTAAAAGTGTAATCTTTACCGTGTATAAGTTGTACATCATTTAGGTATACTAATGATGCTTTGTAGCTCGGAGTAGATAAGTTAAAGTTTTCACCTAAAGGAAAATAAATCTCATCCGAATCTTCTACTGTGTGTTCGGTCATGATAGCACCACTATAAGGAACCATATCACTAAAGTAGAACACGTCAGAAACTATTTTACTTTTATTAAGCTCTTGTAAAATTCTATCAACATGATTCTTTTGCGAGCCATCAAACCCAAGCTTTTCAGCTGTGGTTAAAAACTCTCGCTTAAATCTACTGTACTCTGTCTTAGCAAACTTAATACTCTTTACTAAGTTAACTTCTCTTTCAGTTGTATGGTACAGTGGTAAGTTCATTGGCGCACTGTGTTGTAAGAACCTACGACCGTTAGATGTTACATTGCCTAGATCACGTAGATTGCTTGTGCCAGGGTATTTGCCGTTAAAGCCAGTAGTGTGTTCAACGATAGTCGAAACGTGATCGTTAATTTCACCAAGTGTAAATTCATCTAACTGATCGTTGTTTGGATTTCTTTCCATGCTATGCGGAAACTCGTAGTATCCGGTATTAGTTTTAAGTTGCCTACTGTTAGTTTTAAGTAAAATTACATCATCTTTTTTAAGATCAGTTACAAACACAATTTTAGCAAAGTTTGCAGGATGCTGTTCAATTGTGTAATCAACGTCCTTAACTTGGAAATCATTATTTCTGTAAACAATAATATCCATGTCACTGATATAATCGTAACTATCAACATAGCTATCAATAAGAATATCAGTAAAAGTATTGTCGTAGACATACTGGCGTATTACAAACTGTCTACTTGAATCAACTTTAGTCCAACCAGTTTGCTGCGTATAAGAATCAATATCTGTATACAAGTGTAAATACCCAAGCACTGTGTTTTGTGTTTTTACATCTTGATTTTCAACATATGTAAAAGAGTCAGTCGAAAGATCCGATTGGAAAACAATATCACCTACGTTGGTAATGTTTTTGTAGGACAGCGGAAAGCCTAATTCATCGTCGTTTGAACCAGTTCCTTCTTTGTAACTAAACATCTTAGTCCCGGTGAAAGTAGTCGACGGATAAATTGTTGCGTCGGCAAAGCTGTAACCGTTCTCGTCAAACACATCAAAAAGCGGAGCTTGGTTAACTGTTGTTTTCTTTTGTGTAGTTGTCCAACTGCTGTTTTTGTAATGTAAAGTAGTGCCTTTGAATTTCGTACCGCTTTTAACTAATACAGTTTCGCCCTCTGCAGGAACGCTGTCACTTTCTTCTACAAGTGTTATCTGTCTTTGGCCGCTAACATTAGCATCATCAACAACTGTCCCATCGTAAGTAAAGTATTTTACTCTAAAGATTCTATTCTTTACTAATGAATCCGGATCGTTAGTAAACATTACTCGCTGACCGTTAGCAAGCTCTACACCATCTACAAAGTAACCTAAGCTACCTTCGATAGTAGAAAATACGTCAGTAGTAAAATCATCAACTAAGTCAATGCTTGTTTTAGCTTGTGTGCCAAAATTAGAAAGCTTAATGCCACTATTAAATTCAATAATTGGACGACTTGCTTGTGCAGTAGCATCAACGCTTATTGGTTGATTGTTCGCAGCAGCGCTCGCTTCGATAACACTCTTATGGAACCAACGGTTATGTCTTGTCCATAAATTACCGTCATTTGCTGAACGATTAATTGTAATGTAATCTTTGTCTTGCGAGTATCCAAGTGCTTTACTGTACGGTAAGTTATCAAAGCCCACTGTGTCAAAGTTAACAGTAATTTCCTCAGTAAACTCAGTAGCAACGTCTAACGAGTCTTCAGCTATAAGTTTAATACTCGAACCTATTCCTTCTACGTAAAACTCTTTGTTAGCGTATGATGCCGGTGTAACATTACCAATAAACTGAATTTTCATTCCATTACTAAGTGCTATACCATTACCAGAAGTGTATGTTTTCATTCCAACAATTTCGCTGTCAACATTAATAGCAGAAGCATCTTGAAGATCTTTAATTTCAATCTTGCCATGGATATTAATGTCGTTAGCAGCGACATACCAAATATTGTCAGGCGCTGCTGTGCTTAGCTCAATAGTCACTACACCTTTTTCTAATCCTTGAACATCGACGCCTTCGTACAATAGAATAGAAGAGCTATCAAGATCAAACTCAGTGTCGGTTGTGAGCTTAGACTTAAACGTAATTGGAAAGTCCGGAAGGTCTACATCAAACTTATACTTTACGCCCCTGTACAAAGTTAGCGACGGATTAGGTGTTTCGCCGTCCGGCGTGAACACGTAACTGTACGAGTCTAGGTTATCACTTAATCGTACTGTAAATGTGCTTTCGACTTCGGTGCTTTGGCCAGCAATGCTAATAGTTTGTGGTCCGGTTGGTAACCAAAAGTACTCTCTAAAGTTAGTAAACTTATCCCAGTCAATGTACGGGTTCCAAGCATAGAATTCTTGCTCGTTTACTACGTTATGGTCTTGGATCGATCTGTTGTAGTTTTTAAGACTATTCATGTAATCGTTGTAGTCTCTATAAAGCAGAACGTTACCCAACTCGTCTTTAGCTACGGCTGCCGACTCCAGCTGATAATCTTCACGTGAAGTGCTTACGTCTTGAACATACACGTCATCTGCTGTAAATGCCTTAGCAGTTTTACGTCCTACATAGCCATTGAGCTTGTTTACAACACCGGGTTGTATCATTTGATCTAATGTAGATCCAAGAAACTTTGAGTTAGAAGGTGTTCTAAAAATACGAGGTAAGTGTTCTTCACTTCTACGCTTTGACTTTCCTTTTACTGGAAGCTTTGGTTCGTCTTGAAAATTATCGTAAGCCATTGTTAATAGCTACCTCCTGTTGTCGAGTTTGTAGTTGATACACTTAAACTCGTGCTCTGAATACCTGTATTTACTGCGGTAGTACTTGTAGAAATATTGCCAGTTGTCTGTAATTTAGTAGCAGTCACTTCGTCAATAATCTCAACATCACTAACTCGTGCGCCGCTGATGAATATTTCGTCTGCTTCTGCTTTTACTTCAAACAAACTACCAAATACGTCTAATGAACTATTCGGAACAACTACAAATGTTACCAAGTTTGGACTTAGTTGCTGTAGTACATATGCCGTTAGTTCTGAGAAGTAGAACGTGTCGCCAAAGTCCCAATTTTCCAAAGCAAAGAATTCGTTAATAGCAGATAGTGTTTGAGCTATTAAGTCATTATCATTAATAACTACTTCTGGATTCTTTACAATTTTAAATGTTGCTTGCAAGTTAGAGTCTGCTTTATTGCCAAATAGTATCTTATACTTAACCGGATGATAAACAATTTCATCACTAATTGACTTAATTTTGTTAAGCTCTGTACTGTAATTTAAGTACAGTTGATCACTACTTGCTGGGAGCGGATAAGTTGCTTGATCTTGTAAGTAAAGCCTAAACTGCGTATCATAAGCAGCAGTTAACATGTATACATCAATTATGTTACTTGCGCTTGGATCTAAACGTCGATCCTTATCCGCAGCATGAACATAATGGAATTTAATGTTGTCTCTACCTTTGTAACCTACATAATCCGCTGTAGTCAACAGTTGGCTTGTTTCTTTGTTTAAAACCTGGAATAAATTTTCTTGTATAAAGTAGAAAATTTGCCCATCATCGTAAACGCTGGTAACTTGTAAATCACTACGCTTAGCAAATATAACAATAGCATCATTTGAGTTATCAAAGTAATTGTATGTCTCAGTGCCGTCGATATTTGTTTGCTTTTTCCTAAACACTACTTTACTAGTTTCGTTAATGTCTTCGGCAACTATTTGTTCAAACAAATTAGGGTCATCTACTACTCCATCTTCGTCACTGTCAAAGAATGTAATTTCAATTTTACTACTATCAACATATCCGTCAGAGTCTCTAACAGTTGCTACGATTTCCCAATCAAAATCAGTAGTGAAAGATTCTAAGCTATCGGGCTTTGTATTAATACTCAATACTGAAATTTTATCCTTAATAACTTTACCAGATGTAGTTTCAAATACTTTATCTGAAGAGTCAAAGAAGAACCTAATCTCAGCGGGGCTTTCAAAAACATAACGACTTGTACGATATGTAATGTTATACTTTTTTCCAACTGGCTCAAACAACAATATCCAACTTGAGTCAACTTGCTCACTTGAAGTATTGCCTGCTTTTGTTAGCGAGAAGTTGCTAATTAAATCCAAGTTGTCTAGTGTAATTACTTTCCACTCTTGACTAGTACTATCAAATCGTAAACCAAACGTGTTATTAGAAAAACATTGATCTATAATTTGAACTTTTATGTCGTCGGTAATAATGTTTGCTAACTTAGGAATAACTCTATCAAGCTTAGCGCCAGTTGGAATACTATCAGTAAGTTTAACAGCCCCGGAGCTGTCTGTGCCTGCGTCTGTACCGTCGCCTTGTACACTTATTATCTTAGACCAAATATACGTCTTAGCGCCGGTGTGGTTAGCTGCGCCTGCCATTAAAGTATTGTCTTCCATAAAGTGAAAGCCGTCTGGCGCTGTAAATTTTATAAGTGTGTTTGGTACTAGTAAACTAAGCGAAGATTTAGAAAAACTACCTAGCGGAATATTCTCACCACTAGCATCAGTTACAAATCCTGTATTTTGATTTGTTTTAGTTGTCTTGCTGTCCCAGGTATAGTTGCTATCAGCAACAGACAGTACTGGGTATTCGTTATAATAAAAATTACGTATGTTGTAATCTTTAAGTAACGGCTGGATTGTGTTTTCTATAGCACCTTCGATGTCAGTTTTAGTTTCGTAAATAAAGTTAGTCTTTCGAGTACTATCTTCTTTGTAGATAATACCGTCATTACCAAAAAGATTAGTTTTACTGTATCTTCCGGTGCTGTCAATTAAATCAAAATATCTACTAATACCACTGCTAGTACGATTGACACTTTTTACTTTTACAACTTCTTGATTACGTGTTAGCGGAGCTACTTGGTAATCTTCAGCTGTAATCATTCTATTCTGAGTGTAGTAGTTACTAGGCGCATTATTTTTAATATTTTCATTTGATTCTGAAGCTGCGCCGTTGTCAATTGCTGTTTTTAGCTGTAATGTAAGCGACAACGTTTCTAGTTTATTTGTATGACTGATATACGGTATTGATACTGTTATAGTACCTAAGTTATTAGGCGTAATAATAGTTGTAGAAGAGTCGCTTATTCTGTAATAAACTTTGAAATTACCTTTTGGCACATTACCAAAAACGCCGTCACCGAATACCAAGCTCATTCTATCTTCGATACGTGTCTGTACACTGTAAATGTTCTTAACGCCTTTTTCAACACTGTTGTAAATTACGTTGTTACCTTCAGTAGCACTAACCTTTGTCCATAGCTCAGCTTCTCTACCAGCGTCATCAAGGGAGTAAAGCCAAACATCAGTTTCGTTAATGTTAATGTCGTCAATGGCAACTACTTGATTAGTAGTTGGGTTAGATAAGAAGAATGTGCCGTCTACCAGCTCGCCTTGTCTAAAGTGTGTAAAGTAACCGTTAGAGTCACTTGCTTTGCCTTTGCCGTCGTCTTGGTATATAAACGAAAACTTATTACCTAAGAACGGATCTTCTTCTTGTATCATCCCTTCGGATATTTTTGTACTTACAACTTCAAACTTTTTGTTTACACCATTTACAGCTCGAGTAAACGGAAACAATGGTAAGTCTTCGTTGTTAGAATTAACACGGTATTGCTCAGTGTATACACCGTTTACTGTATCTTTAGCAATTGGATTTCCAATCCCAGCATTCACAGGTAGAGCAGCGTTGAGGATTTTTGTAATTTGCTCATGACTGTTTGCGTTTGTTAGATCGTTCCAAACAACTTGTGTACCAGCTAAGTTTAGTCCGCTGCTGTCAAAAATACGTTCAGACGTAGCAACACTGTGTAGCTTCAGTAAGCCGTTTGCTGACTGGTTGCGCTTAGCATGATAACTTAGTAGCCTAGCTAGACGTAAGACACTTTCTCTTCTTTCTGCTGTTTCAAGGAAGTTTTCTCTAGCATTTAGATCTGTTCTAAACGAAAAGCTTTGCCCCAAGTAAGCAATAAGATCAACAAGCGCCATGTACTCGCTAGATTCGATATAGTCGTTAAAGTCCTCAGGGTAATTAGTCCTAAGGTAAGTAACCATTGTACGGCGTAAGTTATCAAAGTCATATGATAAAAACTCAGCGTTTCTAAAGCTTTGATAAATGCGCTTCCAGTCTTCAGCAACTAAAAGTCTATTCTGTCTGTCTGTTGTTGACATTTCGTTATCCTCGTAATATAATATTTATCCAGGATAAAACTAGTGTTTTTTAAGACAGGTTGGCTCCGTACGGTACTGAGCTTCTTTGAATATTCTGCGTTGTAGGTAGCAAGAACCCAGCTCTTTGATCGAACCTAAGCTGCATATATTCTGTTAAATTGTAAGGTCTGTACAGCACACTAGCTTCAATTTGCACACCGTGTTCGTACTGGTCAACAGTGATCTTATCGACTGCTACACGAGGATCAAAGTTACAGATTTCAGTAACGTTTTTTGTTATGGCTTCTTTAAGTGTGTCTGTTAACGGCTCGAATAGTACATCCCAAATAATAGTACCAAACGTAGGATCGCCTAGCTTTTCACCTTGACGTATATGGAAGTGGTTAATGATATCCTGTTTAATACATTCAAAATCATATACTGTTGCGCCTTTGCGAGTCGGATCAGTAGTAGAAAAGCCAACATATGTTCTGCCGGGCAACCCGTAGTCGAAAGAATTACGTGATGGTACTACTACTTCCTTGTAAAGTTTTTTCTCTAATTTAGCCATTAGTAGCCTCCTCTATCTTCATGTACTTTTACGTTTGCGTTACCTGTATCCAAGTGCCAAGAATTCTTAGCATATGCCGGCTCTGAATCTTCTGTTTTCTCTACACCGTACAAAATTTTCTCTGGTGTGTATTTTGTAGGATCTAAGTTTTCGGTTTGTTTCCACGGCTGCTTCCGCGGTACACGTCTTAATGGTGTTTTTAGTGTTTCAGTAACATCTGAATACTTTGCTTTTTCTTCGTCGAGCATTTCAAAGTTAGCGGGCAACTCTTGAATCATTTCTGGCATCTCATCATACTGCATTGGTTGATCGTCTGAAGGTATTGGATCTACTTCCATAGACCCCGACTCATCAGTGATGACATCATTACCTTGTACATTACCAGCAACTATAAAGTTGCCTTTAATCGAAATGGTTTGATCACTAGTTGTTATCTGGGTTTTTCTTGTAGGATTAAATTCAAACTCATCGTTATCGTAGTTATATTTTAACTTAAAAGTAGTGTCGCCTGAAGCAAACTCTTCTTTATTTCTTATGTCAATGCCTTTAGTGGCCTGAACGTCGAACTTACCGTCTTTTACTTTTAAGGCAAATATAGGATCTTGGTCTGGATCTGGTCTTTGCTCAATGTTAATAGCAGTCTTAGCTGAAATGTTTAGTTCGTCTACATCAATGTTAAGTTGATGCGCATGAAAGTTTATTCCTGCTTTTTCATCTTTCTCAGTAGCCATGCTTATGCCGCCACGTGAGTAAACGTCGATCTTACCGTTGGCTGTAAATTCCATCCAGCTATCACCATTAGAATGAATAATAGTAATAAAATCTTCACTGTTATGCATAATAATTTTATGCCCTGTGCGAGTTTCAATTCTGAATTGTTCACTGTGAGGTATAGTGTCTTCGCCGCCCGGTGCCGGAACGTATTCACGCTTACCATCTTTAGCAAGCATTGTGCGTTGTAGTCCTGGGTTGCCGTCGTCCATTACTATGTTGGTGCCACCGAGTCTTGAGAATGGTCTTTCGCCGACCATCTTTCCTTCTTCGTGAGCAGTTCTGTTCATCATAGGACCAGAGTACTTCGGTGGTCCAGCACTTGATAGGCCTAACACGTTCGACGGTATCTCTCTTCTTGGACTTGAAGTTTGCGGGCCGCGGTCTGGATCTGCCCATAGTCCGTTAACTTTTTCTAGCTTAACTCTGTTGTCATATAACGACGCACTAGGAGAACTGTTTCCTTTAAACGGTCCCGTTTCGTTAAGCTGTCTTTCGTTACTACTTGGGTCATTAGTTACCGCAGGTCTTGCTCTTTTATTATACTCAGCTTCAAAGTTATTAAACATGTTAGCGTTCATATACGGGTCAGGAATAAAACCTACGTAGTATGCTTCGCCGTCTCCGCCTTCTGTAACAAGCACTAATACAAAAGTACCTACGTCCGGCGGCGTTGCCCATAGACCGTAGCTTTGCTGATTGTTATCATATGCGTCTGTTTTAGTAAGACCAGCTGCTGATAATTGACCACCAAACGGTGTTGTACGTTTAGCAACTACTACAGTTCCTTTGTCACCGGGAATACTCGAGCCTGCTTTACCAGAAGCAAATAAGCTTACTTCGATCTGTCCCATTCGTCCTGGGTCAAGATTGTTTTCTACTCGGCCAACATAAATGCCTGGGTTTACACGAACGCCGGTTGCTAATGAAGTATGTTTAGAAGTAGTACTAAAGTCTTCTTGTGATGCTACCATTTATACTGTTCCTTTAAAGTTTGTACCAGGTTCAACTAAGGTTACCGAGTTGCCAATATCACCTTCTTCAATCGGTGCGGAAGCTGTGCCGGCTCCTTGGTTTCTATGTCTGATACAATTTAGAACCTGTGTAAAACCTTCACGAGTAAAACTGTTGTCAATAGTTAATACCTGATACATGCCTGTGAACTTGTACTGTTCCATCTTGTACCACGGCGTGCCCATATCAAACGGTGTTTCAAAGTTAATTTGAATATCAGCTTCGCTTTGTATGTATTCTATTTGATCATCTTTAGTAACGTTACCTGCACCTTCGGCAATATAGTTTCCGCAACCGCTACTTGTAAGATAATAAGGATCGCCGTGAATCTTCATTTTTATGCTAAGCAGGTCAACTTTAGAGTTCATTAGTATCTCGTGCCAGTTTCTATTACTCTGTGTTTCGGGGTGCTGTACTAATTGAGCGCCGGTTGTCTTAGAAGGATTAGTAACAGGCTTACTTAGTTGAGTAAGACTGTCCTCATCTCCGAATGTGTCTGGTCTATTAGCAACCTTTGGCACCATATTAGGATCAGAATCAGTTTGCCCTGCAGGTAAGCCTTCAGTAGATGATCGTTCAAGCTGTCCGATATCGTTACCAATCGGAACATAGAACGAATAGTTAAAGTCTAAGTCAAGATCAAGAATGTCATTGTTCTTGCCTGTATAGATATAATTGTAAATTCTATGAGGATTAGTTCCACCGATGCCTTTAGATCCTGGAGCAGCAAATCTGTTCATTGATGCTTGATACGGAATAACACGATAGATATAGATTTTTCCTGTACGCCCCGATTGTGCTTCCTTAGGTCCATCTGTTGCTAACACAAAGCACTGTAACTTAAACCAAGGACATTTACCCGGAGACTCTGATCCAGGCTTCCACATGCCGTACTCTCGGCCATATTTACTAGCAAGGATAACTTCTTCAATAACGTTAATTAACTTCTGTCCGGCATATATTTGTACACTTCTCGAATCGCCTGGCAACAGCGAGTTTTGCGGATTATTACGCATACGATCTTCGTCGGCTGCTGCGTTATCTTCGCTAGTGTTTACATGCGCTTCTCTATCTTCAGGCTGTTTAATGATCTCAGACTTTCCGATTACATTCATATTACCTTTGTAGGAGCTATATATTTCCGCACCTAAATCGTGAGAACTTTTACTAGTACCAAGCTGATATGTGTTGATATCGTTTTCAAAATTATCTAAACTATTTTGCCCATCATCGCCTAGCGATCCAGTACCTTTTAGCGACTCAAAAAGCTGTTGATAGTCAACCGGCAAATCAGTAAGCCCCGCTGATGGTACTCCAAGTATTGATGATTCTTCAGCACTTGTTTTGGTATCTGGGAATACAATATAAAATTGATCGCCTTCTGCTTGTGCGCCAGCTTCTGTTGATTTGTTTTCAATGTTATTCATTGCTGCCGATAAGCTATTAGCACCTGAGAATAACATTTCTTCAACTGTTCTGCCCGACAGTGTGGCATTTTGCTTAATGGTTGCTACTTCGTCGTTCCACGCTTGATCGTTCCATGCTACTGCTAAACACTTGTAAACTGTACCTGCCTCAGTGACTGTAAATTTAGCTTGAACTAATTTAACTGTAAAGTTGTACGGGCCGACAGTACTAGCGTTGCCGCTGTCGTCATAGCCGTCGAACTTTACAGCTAACATCATACCAGCATCGGCATAGTTTTTAAAGCCCTGTGCTTTTGATGCCTTGTCTAGATCTTTAAGAAAATTACCCATGCTATATGGCTCAACAATGTCAAAAGCAAATGTTAATGAGTGTGCGCCACGAATTCCGGTAGTTGCCGAAATAAGACTTCTAACATTAACATTATCAAAATGATAATCTGACTTGCCCATATCTTCAGCAACTGTTATTCCATTTTTAAATTTTCCTATTAATGGATCAGGAAAGTTTGTTTGTGATTTACTTAGAACCGACAAAGACCACATCCAACTATAGGTAGCAAACTTATGTAGAGGATTTTCTTTAGGTCCTCCGCTCGCTGCTGCGCCGCCGCCAGATGACGGTAACGTATTTCCGCCTGAGCCTTGAAACTCTCTATTCTGCCGTAAGTAGAAAAAGTCCTCTGGCGTTTCGTGTGTCCACGTTCTCCAACTGTCGTCGGCGGTTGCTTGAGGTGTACGTTCACCGCCTTCGTTTCTGCTTGCGTCGGTTCTGATTACAGCCATTAGTTAACTCCGAGTGTTTCTCTTAGTAACTCAGACTGTGGCAGGAATATTTCTATCCCTGCTTCGAAATCATAAATTGGATCTCTAATAATGTCTAAGTTACGTTGAGCAAATACCCACCACAAATCAGGGGTTTGATATAAGTCAAACGCTAACAAGTCAGGGCGGTGTGTGTACTGAGATTCAATTGTATAAAGTATATCGTTCGAACGAGCGGGCACAGGACGTATAGTGAGATAGCTTAAATATAAACCGTTCTTAACTTCAGTGTTAAAGTAAGGACTAGCTTTGTGGTAATTGATTCTGTCAAATCCAAGAATACTCATTACATAAATCCTCCGCCTTTGCCAGCAGCAAAGCTCTGCAAACTAAATGTCTGTGTCTTGCTTCTGCTGTATGCTACTTTTAGATTACATGATATTTCACACTTAGTAGGCGCATAAGTACCAGTTGATGCTTGAATGTAGTCGGGGTCAGCTGGTAAGTTTATACTCCAGGTAGAAACTACTACCGGTACATCTTGGAACATATACTGACCGTATCCATTTAGGAATACAATCGGCGGTGGCGAACCTTGATTCGAACTGCCAGCATAAGCACTTTTAGTCATTGTGCTAAAATAGTGTTGCGCAGCAATAATATATGTTGCTTCTTCTTGATTCTGACAGGTAAATGTTCCACTAATAGAAATATCAGTAACTCTTGAGTTTTGATATACAACATAGGGATACAGCGCATGAGTTGGAGTCATTTCTGAATAGTCTGCGCCTGTGCCATAACTAATGTTAGGAGTGTACGGGAACATCAAGCCGCCGGTACGTGCTAGACTTCCGTGTAATGGTCCGAAACTAATACCCGACGGTATAGTTAGCTTTACTCGCCAGTCCGGAGCACCTGACGCTTTCCACCTTGCTGTTACAAAAGGCAGCGGTGCTGGGTTTGCTCCGTTTGGTAAGTTACGCTTTCTTAGATTACTAACATAATTTTCAGTATCATATATTTCGTTAGCTGCGTCTACGTTCTGAGCATTGTTATCTCCGTATATAATAGAGCTCCCAGACACGTTTTCCGAAGTAGACCTAGGATCTTGCGACGATCTACTTTGTGCTTCTGCTGTTGGATTTTCTATAAACTCTAGAGCCATTTTTTTATCCTCTTTGATAACTTATTTAGTTGACAATATCGTACGTATATTATATTATAAGTAATATAGAATTTTAATAAACTTCTATTTAGGATTTAAAAATAAATGAGAAAACATAACTACTTAAATAATAAAGATATACTGTCAGAGATACATAAATCTAAGACTAATTTCTGTAGCTATACCGAAGATACACATAATCAATTTGATTTAATTATATCGTTACAAGGCCCGCACGGTACCCTCGAACAAGGCCTTGCTAAAATAAATCGAAATACAATTGCTGAAGCAAAAAGAAACAAAGCAAAGCGATTACAAACTAGAATGTTCGACGAAAGAAAAGCAGCTGGCGAAAAAATAAAGTTAGCCGAATGCGAGCATGATCCAAAGAAAATGAAAAAAGACGAACTCATCTTTAGAGTTATGACGTTTGATCATATTCCCGAAGAACCAGGCAGAAAGAAAACTCCAAAGACAACTGCTGATACAAAAACCAAACTAAACTTTCCTGCGTTTCAACATTACAAATTTAACGAAAACGACGAATTAGTTTGTGTTGGTAAAAGTCACTGGGTTGGAGGAATGGAAAACGGATACTTTAGCAAGGATCACGGCAAGGTTACAAACAAACTTGCTCATATGTGGATAAAGTTATGCGAACGTTATGCTACTCGTGGTAATGTAAGAGGTTATACTTACAACGACGAGATGCGTGGTCAAGCTATTCTACAGCTAACACAAATTGGTTTACAGTTTGACGAATCTAAGTCAGCCAACCCATTTGCTTATTACACTGCTGCTGTTACTAACAGTTTTGTAAGAGTAATTAACTTAGAAAAACGCAATCAAGCTATTCGTGATGACATTCTTGAAATGAACGACATGACCCCAAGTTACACTCGACAGGCATCACGTGAGTGGGAAGCAAATAATCCTGAGAAAAAATAAAAAATGTCTTGACAACATGGCCTGATATATACTATTATAGTATAAATGAGAATTCATACACGAGGACAATTTGTTTAAACGAGCTGCCATTTTTACCGATATTCACTTCGGTATGAAAAGTAATAGTAAAGTTCATAATGCTGACTGCGAAGAATTCGTTGATTGGTTTATTGAACAAGCAAAAGCAAATAATTGCGAAACAGGAATCTTCTGTGGAGATTGGCATCACAATCGTAGTAGTGTCAATCTTTCCACACTTGATTCAACTGTACGATCATTAGAAAAGCTTGGGGAAGCCTTCGACAATTTTTATATGTTCGATGGCAACCATGACTTGTTCTATAAAGATCGTAGAGACATTAGTTCTACAAAGTTTGCGAGACACATTCCGGGCATTACCTTAGTCGACCAGTATACTGAATTCGACGATGTAGCGCTTGTGCCCTGGCTAGTAGGCAACGAATGGAAGAACATTGAGAAGTCTAAGAGCAAATACATGTTCGGACACTTCGAACTTCCTACATTCCTTATGAACGCACATGTTCAAATGCCCGAGCATGGTGATCTACGTGCTACACACTTTGTTA